TTTTGTGCCGCAGAAAAGGAAACACCGTTCTCGGTTGCATACCTGCCATAGAATTCATTTATAATCTTCTGAATTTCTTTTTTTGATTGCTCGAATGCTTTTTCAAGATCTTTATAATATTCCTTAATTTTCTTTTCACCGGCAAGGAATTTCTGCTCTTGTCGCTGTTCCCAATAGGATTTATCGGACATTACTCTTCATCCTCTCCGTCATCAAATGTAGGCGGCTCATGTGTTCGGTTCTCTTCTTCGATTTGTGTCAGTTCGTCCTCAGCATCTTTTACCCAAGGGTGATTTGCAATTATAGTCTGATTAGAGATAGTCCCTTTACTATTTTGGCAGTCTGTTATTGCTTGGCTTTCATTTATTGCGATGTCTCTATTGAATACTATTGTTATTTCTTCATCAGATACTGGTTGTTTTGTTAATTCCAAATACTTGTTTACGAAATATAAAAGCTGTTCAAATGCCCATTTAAAATTGTCTTCCATGGCATTACAATTTAAATCTAAGCCTGAGTAAATAAATTTAAGAGCGATTCCGGATGGACTATTCCCCAGCTTATCGCTATTCTTGTCTACACCTTGCCCGAAATCAAATATATCTTTTCTTAGCTGCTGATAATGTTTTTCAGCTGCATCTATATTTACGGTTGTTTCAACCTTATCAAGTCCTGCATTCTCATCGGGATCTAATTTTACGGCTCGATAATATGCCAAATCCCTCATAAAGTCGGAGAGATTTTCACCGCCGTACCCACGAAGAGCCATAATAAAGTTTTTAATATCCTCGATATCGTTTGAAACATCAGACCTCGTTTTATCATAGTCATCAACCAAGGTTTTCACAAATTGTAAATCTGGCAATTCAAAGTCATTATTCTTAAACGGTATAAAGGGAACTCTTCCCCAACTTCCAGGAACTCCATTAACTTCGAAATGTGGAAGTGTTAAGTTTTCAGCGTCAGTGTTTAGGTACATCTCAGCATCCAGAATTATTTCTCCGTTGCCATTCTGCATATAATAGGCAACACCATCCACTGTATGATATTCGACTTTGATTATGATTTTCTTTTCCTTGCCCTCGTAAACTTCTACTCCGTAAAATCTGATAAACGCCTGCACCTCTTCATGGTCGTTGTCAGTCCAAAGCGGAATACATTGCTCGGATGATATTTTCATCGTCTTAAATTCGCCGTTTTGATTTATGTACGGATGCATCCATGCCTTGCCCTTATTACTTGCTTCAGTTCCTAACTGAGATAGTTTCTTTTGAAATCTTTTACCTAATGCATCTGTAACTGTTTTTAAATATTTTTTATTTTTGCATTCAAGTGTGTACGGCTTTACAAGAAGGTAATTAACTTTATCATCAACCAAAGTGTGCATGAATCCGTGAGCCAGCTTATTATTTGTTTTAGTTTCATCTTCAACACGCTGCTCATTTTCATAACGATACATCTTCCGATCTAAGATGTCATTTTTAACCTTGTAATATTTTTCGCCTTTAAGCATAAGTTGGCGCTCTTCTGAAACCATAAACTCATCAATATATATTTTAATTAATTCGGGTATGGTTAATATATTTACATCATTTTTTATCACTTTATCACCTCGTTACTTTAAAAATGTTATACCGT